CACCATATCCGCCACCTGTTGATGTTACTCCGCTACCACTTGTATCAGGGGTAAAAGATGAATTTCCACCACTGGCATTGGTAGTGTTAGTTCCATTCAAATCTGTGCCACCACTACCAACTACAACAGAATAATTTTGTACTGACAAAGCATAACTTGTGCCTGTTCTATATCCACCGCCTCCGCCTCCGCCACCTGTTCCATTACCTGAAGCACCTCCACCAGCCAAAACTAACCATCTCATATTGCTATCAACATCTCCAACCGCTGTCACATTAAAATTACCATCTACTATGAATTTGGCTAACTTGTAATCTGTTCCTGATATTACAGATATAGTGTTACCTGTGCCTGTAATTGTTGCTTCTGTGAATTGTTCTCCACCACCAGCAGCTCCAACAAATCCAACATTGAACAAATCCATTGGTTTTTTTAATTCTTTATTCTTTTTAATTAAACTGTCTCTGTGAGACATTTATTACTCCTCTACTGCGTATGCTGCAATACAGTCTGCGTCTGTTGTTCCGAATGATGTTATGGTTAGGATACCAACTTTACTTGCTGCTTGGTCTGCTGGCTCTGCTCCTACGAATTTCCATGCTGGGAAGGTAAATGTTCTTAGCGTACCGTCAGTTGTAATCTTTATAGTTTTACTCCTACCTATTGCCAAGTTGGATGTAGTGAATGTAGTGTTTGCGGCTATTGAAATAGTTTGTAATTGGTCTCCTGTAAAATCTAATGCTGTTGTGGTTACAGAAGTATCATGTACCAAGTTTTGAATGTTATCAATATTATTTCCAAGCATATCCATACCAACATTAACTTCAACCCCACTTGCATTAGCAGGAAAATTCAATACTTTTGTAGCGTCTACATAAAATGAAAATGGTCTTGTTGTTCCTGTTCCTGCTGAAAATGTTCTAAATCCAAATTCATTTGTTGCCACAATATCACTTCCAAAGGATAAAGCATCTACGTTAGTTGTAGGGTCACTTTGCCTAGTAATTGATAATTGAGCTCTGTTATTTGTTCCACTAGGATTAATAACTAAATGTCCTATGGAATTACTAGCAGTTGGTTCAAAGGTTAAACCTCCTATCCCAGGTGTGCCTTGACTTTTTAAAATAGTACCTGGGAGTGTTTGACTACCTGTAAACGTATTTGCTCCAAGTATGGCTGCTGTTCCAGTTACGTCAGCTGGTGCTACCGTAAGTGTATTGCTTGAAGTGTTTATTGTTTTATTTTCTAAAGTAGAAGTTTGAGCGTCATAAGCGGCAAGGGCATTGGACAAAGTTGCTTTTTTAGTTGCTACTCCAGCCCCTCCAACATCGTCAACTATGGCAATTACGTCAGCGGCAACAGGTGTGGGTAAGTCTGTCAGATCAGTAATTTTCTTGTTAACCATTACTCATGATTAAATGCTAATAGTTAAAACTATTTCCTTGAACGCTTTTTGATAGGGGTAATCTGATATGAGGACGGATTGTAATTCTGAGCGGCTACCAAACAGTAGATGATACTCATTACGGAATCCTGTGGGTGATTAAACATCTTCATGGCTTTTTGACGGGGATCTTCAACTGCAACTTCCTGGGTTTCGTTGAGGTCTTTTCTAGTTACGGAGGTCATGTCGTCAAGGAGAAAGTCAGTTTGCCAGTCATAATAATGTGGAATCATAAACATCGGTTTTTGATATTTCTCGTCCCTAGGGTAGAGGGGATGTGAGATGTGCATCCCAATAAAGTCAATGAAATTCTGAATTACCGTAGTCTTGTCAATTTGGAGTTTGGCCTGTTCAACTCCATGCTTGTCTGAATTTTGCCCGTACTCTGAGGTTGGTTTGACTTCATTGCCTATGGTTTGACAGCCGATAAACTTCTGTCTGCCAAGCCCCGAAAATTTGTTGTCATGAGCGTCACGCCCTCCACCTTGAATGAGGGGAATTTGATCCTGTCCATATCCCCAGTCCCCTACGCCATAGTCAATGTCATAGTTTCTGAACAGGTCGGCTATATGTCTGGCTTGATCCATCGGGTGCTCAGCTGGACGGGGATCAATCCATGCCAATTGATACCTGTTGCTCTTACGCCAGTGAAGGATAATTGTTGCGACGGTCTTTGAGGCAGTAGGACCAGAACCGAAATCAACCCCACCTAGCACTCTGATCTCGTTGCCATAGGTGGCCTTCAGGTCCAATACCTCCCCTGGAAGTAACAACTTCAAGTAGTTCACATAACAGGCTTGAACCATATCGGGAGTAATTGGACGACGTTCTGCCTTGTAAAACTCACCTCTACAGTGAGACAGATACATGGATAGGGGATAGTGCTTCTCCTGATACTCTATGGACAACTCAGGCTGAACATGATACTTGTGAATTGCATCATGGATTGTAAGGGGAATATGTGGGAACATTGCCTGTGGGAAATGATACCCACGATAGTCCACGTTGGTCGGATTCTGTGCAACCCATTTGCCCTGTAAGATTTTAGTCAGCTTGTCCTCGTCATTGGTGATAGCACCAAATGCGTCAAAGGTCAATTTTTCTCGCCACTCGGAATCGTCATATTTCCATTCACGCTGGTCTGTTCTTTTCCACATTCGATGATATTCAGAACCAGCCTCCCCACCAATGCCAAACACATACACCCTTCCGTGAGTCTTGGACAGGGAGTACATGGCAACTGGAAGAAAACCAACGTCTTGGGCTTGGGCTTCGTCCAGTATCAATGCCTGATTGGATTTTCCCTCAACTGCGTGATACTTGTTTTCGTCAGTTACCAGGTATATCACAGAACCGTTAAGCAGCTTGATACGTCCAACGTTTGCCTTACCATGGGGGAGGTATGCCTCCATTTTTGGATTTGCGATAAAAGTCTCCTGACGCAATCTTTGTTCTGAAAAAGCGGACCTGTGGTTGTCATCGTCCACTACATAGGTAACTTCACATCCAGGTTTGTTTAGTGCAATCCATGAGATTAGCGAACTTGCGTTTGTGGTCTTGTAGGTTTGTCTCCCATTGACAAACATTTGGTGTGGGTGTTCATCAAGCAGTGGCTCAAGCCAATATGGATCTTGTTTGAAATGTAGGGGCTTCCTACCAATCATTGGACGAAAGTCCTTGATAAAATCTAATAAATTATTTGGAACAACATCAGGATTTGCCTTGGCTCGTTTTTCCCTCATTCGTTCTTCTAGTATTCCTAAACGGAATCCGTCACTATGTACCATTTTTCTCAGGCAATTCCTCCAGCTCTGGAGTCGTTTGTAACAGTTCCCCCTCTATCATTTTTAGTCTCCTGGCGAAATCGTGATTTTTTTGCACGGTGGAATACACTTGAGACTGATACCCTACAGCCTGGGAAAGTTTAATCATTAAGCCATGGTCTTTTTCTCCATCAGGTTTTTGAGATTCCTTAAAGAACTCGTCAGCTAAAGTGTCCATAATGGTAACAGATATTTTCCCTACGTGTGCTGGATCTGTCCAAGACTCTTGCATCATATATTTAGATAAAATTTATTTAATAAAGTGTTTCTTTTTCATGTGAGTTAGCATTTTACCCTCGGAGGCAGTGAAAAAATCATGTTTTAGACAGGCGAAATTTGGGAATTTACTCATTATATGGTATCTCTAATTTATCTAGTATAAGTTTTAAATAGATATCTGTTTTATACTGTTTTTCCTGTATGTCTCTAATATCTTCCTCATGTGAGGAATGAATCCCAACTGAATTTTTATCCTGCTCGGAAAGTTCCACTATCTTGTTTTTTAGTGCGATAAAACATTGTTCCTTTTTCCAGAAATATCTGATAAGTCCTATTACTCCAACTGAACAAGGAATCAAAACTGCAACTGCCATTTCTATCCACATGGGTAGTTGTTATCCTAACTGTTTAAAGGAGTTTTTATATTCAATCTTCTTCGCAATCGTCATCATGATCCCCGTCAAGACCGCCACAATAATCACAGGTTACACCATACATGATTCTCCACAGTAGTCCTCATTGACCTCTATATTTTCCCCGAAAAAATCTGACAAGGTTGACTGATTTTCAATGTCCTCCGTTGAGGATTTGTAACCCCACTTGTTATACCTTTTAGCCAGTTTGCTTCCAACTCGATCTATTTCGGCTTCTAGCCATTTAATAGTTTCAAATGCCAAAGGATCATATTTCTCCATTAGTTTTAAATCCCATTCTTCGGCATGAGCTCCACAGTAACATTCACCTGATCTGTTCAGCCATTGATACACGGGAGTTTTCTCCAACTCGTTCTCAATGAAATAATCCCACAACTGCTCACCGTTCTTCCATAGGAACGGCTTGACGTATGGCAATCCAGAGTTAAAGTCCAGAGGCTTTTTGGTATATTTTTTCACCTTGTTTCTTGCACGTGATTCCTTCTTTCGAACTCCAGAAATGAAACAGGCATTTTCTCCAGCTTTTATTTTAGGTCGCAGGAAATAATACCAAGTGTGCATTTTTAGATATCCCATCCACATGGAATGATTTCCAGCGAAGGCAAAACCATACTTCATGACGATATTGTAAAACCTCTCCTTGTCACTAGCCCAAGTCATGTGGATTGGCCAATTTCTTTTCTTGGCATAGTCCACTACGAACTGCCTGGTGTCCCGAGCTCCAAGTCCCGTGTTGGTGAAAACTATCCCTGCGAATCTGTCAGGATAATTCCTAGCAATAAAGTCAGCAACACAGACGGAATCCTTGCCACCTGAGAACAATACATAGAACCTGTCATAGCCATACTTCTCAATGACCTCTGACATTATTTGCTCAGGCGACTGTGGCTCAACCCATTCAAAGTTACTCAAGAAGAAAACCCATCTAATGATTCATTGCTCTGGGGTTTTAATCTATTGCGAATTATCTCCACATACTCGGGGTTTAACTCTATTCCAAGCCATCTGCGGTTGAGTTTCAGGGCTACTAGGGCTACCGTGCCAGCTCCCATGAACGGATCAAATACCACTCCAGGCTCAAAGCCTACTCCGCAATGACAGGTTTTCTCGCCTACCTTGCGGTAACTTGCAGTTACCGCATCTTTTTGCATCTTCTGTTTCATGCCCTGAGTAAGATCCTCGGAGTGATCATGCCATGACTGTCCCAGTGACTTGGCATACTCCTCTGTAGGCTCCATGATATTCTCCACTGGTATGCCGCAATACTTGCAGACTTTCTCAGGGACAGCACAACGAATGATCTTGTGTGGCAGCTCCTCTGGGAATGTGGCAAAATGAGCCGCAACGAATGGCTTTGGGTTTATAAAGAATACGTCACCTGGATTCTTTCCCTTTGGATCGTTAAGAGCTCCGTCATGGTTGTTTCCAGCTCCTCTAGAGGCGGCCATCCTGACCTTCAGTGAGTTGTTAGAAGCTGGGGTATTTTCGGTGGTCTTGTAAGTTTTTGAGTAATCCCAGTCGTCCTTGCCTACTGCCCTGTTCCTGTGGATTCCCTGAGTGGATTGACCTGGGACATCCAGTTCCTTTCGCTTCAATTGGGCTTTCTCCACGTTTTTGTCAATGTCGCTACCAGTACCAAAGTGGCTTCGTCCCTTAGGCTGTTGATTGCCACGTGGAACCTCCACTACGTCCTCAAAGAGACCTGACTGTGTCTTTTTGGTGGTGATGTTCTTCTTGGTGACCTTGGAGTCAGAAATGGGCTTTTCACGAACTGCATCCAGATCGAAAAAATATTTCCCCTGCTTGACGAAGAAGAATATGCTCTCCCATTTGTTTTGGAACCTGTCCTTTACTGAAGTCGGCATGGCATTGCTCTTAACCCACGGTATGTGGTTGCGTAACAGCCACCCGTCATCAATGCACTTTATCATGAATCTTTCAGGTATTCCGACTCTGGTTTTTGGCTTTAGGTGAATTTTAGGCTGTTTCACGTTGTATGCCCCTGATTTTCCTGTATACTTTATAGAGCCATGCTGGGTTTCCTTTCCCTCAGCCAAGTCCCTCATGCCGCCTGACTGGGTGGAGTAGGAGTCACCAAGGTTGATCCAACAGGAGCCAGAAGGCTTTAAGATACGCTTAATCTCACGCATAAGCTCCATCATGTTGTCAAGATACTCCTCAAATGTCTCCTCTGATCCCCATTGACCGTCAACCTGATAGTCCCTTAACCCCCAATATGGAGGGGAACTGATACAGCAATCTACGGATTCTGAGGGGATATCCCTAATCCTGTCCA